GTAGGCGGCAATGGTGGTTCAGGAGTTTGTATTCTTTCTGTTCCAACTGCAAACTATTCAGGCACCACAACTGGCTCTCCAACCGTAACTACTAGCGGCAGTAAAACTATTATGATATTTACTATTTCTGGGACTTATACGGCATGACAATTTATCAATGGAAAGTGCTTGATATTTATGCAGAAAGCGAAATAATCGTTTCTGTTAAGTATCAAGTTACTGCCAAAGATGACAATAATTCAGTAAATACTGAAGGAAATTGGTTTTTTAAAGATAAAAGTCATTTTTTGCAAGACCAAACTAGTGAAAAAGATGTAATCGCTTGGATACAAAAAGAATCAATAATTGATGAAAAGTGCATTATCGAACATAATTTAGATAATCAATTAAGTGCAATAGAACCAGTAGCATTAAAAAAGCCTTGGGTTCTTCCTACTTTTACAGTAAAAATTTAACGGAATATTATGACTCAGCCAATCGACCTTATTAGCAGAGCCTTAAAAGATATTGGCGCTTTAGAAGCTGGTGAAGTTCCAACAACTGATGCGACTCAAGATGCTTTTGATATGCTTAATGACCTTATTGACCAATGGTCAAATGAAAACATGATGGTATTTAATACTACCGAAATCATATTTCCATTAATTTCAGGTCAAATTCAATACACTATTGGTCCTACTCCAAGTACGGCAAATTATATTGGTGCGGCTATTACAGGAACAATTTCAGGAAAAATTTTAACAGTTGCTGGAATTAATAGCGGAGCAGTAGCATTAGGGCAAACCCTTAAAGGCGCTGGAATTGCTTCAGGAACTAAAATTGTTCAGTTTTTAACTGGCGCTGGCGGTAATGTAAATGAAGTAGGAACTTATCAACTTAATGTTTCAGCCACTACAGTTACTCCTGCTTTTACAGCATATATATCAGGGACAACCCTTAATGTTACTGCCATAGCTTCAGGATATTTAGGTGTAGGTGCTGTTATTAGTGGCACAGGAGTAACGGCAGGAACGACTATAACGGCTGTTTTAAGCGCTTCAGGTGGAGTTGGTACATACACAGTTAGCGCAAGCCAAACAGTTGGTAGCGAGGCTATGACAGCTACTGTAACGCCTATTCCTATTATTCTTTATTATCAAAAACCTTTAACGATAGATTCAGCTTATGTGCGTATTAATACCAATAGTAATGGTCAGCCTATACTTAATGGCGGTTTGGATTATCAAGTAGGCATTTTAGCTCTTGAAAATTACAATCAAATTGGCTTAAAAACGCTTAATGGCCCTTGGCCTAAAGCTCTTTATTACAACCCTAATGCTGACCAAGGCAATCTTTTTGTATGGCCTAATCCTGCACAAGGCGAAATGCATTTATTTGCTAATACTATTTTTAGCAGATATGAAACTTTATATGACACCATTGTTTTGCCACAAGGCTATTCAATGGCGCTTAGATGGTGTTTGGCAGAACGTCTAATGCCTATGTATGGCAAAGTCAATCCAACTCAAATTGAAATGATTAATTCTTATGCTTCACAATCTAAAGCTACTTTAAAGCGTACTAACATGAAACCAGTTGCATCGGCTTCTTATCCTACACAAATGCTTGTTGGTAGAGCTAAAGATGCTGGCTGGATTCTTAACGGTGGATTTACAGGATAATGGCTGATTTTGGTTTCGTAGGCGCTTCTTATGTAGCGCCATCAATTTATCAAGATGACCAAGAATGTATTAATTGGCGCTGTGAAATTGACCCTACAAAACAACAAGGCGAAAGAGGTATTGTTGCTCTTTATCCAACGCCAGGCCTTACTTTATTAACAACTTTTCCTAATAAACAGCAAGTTAGAGGTTTAAGGGCTATATCTTCAGGTGGCTCACAACTTATAGCCGTTTGTGGAAATTATGTTTATGCTGTTTCTTATAATTTTCAACCATCTATTATTGGTCAATTATTATCTACAACTGGTCCTGTAAGTATTTCTGATAATGGAATTTATGTTTACATTGTTGATGGAAATAATCGTTATTCATGGTTAATAGATTATCCTGATACCGTTTATATTAATGCCTATATTTCAGGCACTACCTTAAATGTAACTTCTATTGAAAATGGCACTATTAGTGTAGGTTCACAAATTTTTGGTTTAGGAGTTCTTCCTGGAACAGTTATTACATCAGGCTCAGGTTTATTGTGGACTGTTAATAAAACTCAAAATACTCAACCTCAAAGACTTAATACTGACCCTGCTAATGGTATTTTTACTGGCTCTATTTCAGGAACTACTTTAACTGTTAGTGCTGTTTCCTATGGTAGTCTTCATTTAGGTACAACAATAATTGGCACAGGAATACCAACTAATGTAATTATTACAGCGCTAGGAACTGGCACAGGCGGTACAGGAACTTATACATTAAGTAATTCTTTAAGCATTGGTTCTGAAACAATGTATGCCCAACAATTTAGCACTTTACCAAGCTCAGATGGCGCTTTTACTGGCGGTGGCGTAGTAGATGTTAACGACAACTATTTTATTTATACTAGACCTAATTCACAACAATTTGCTATTTCTGATGTATTAAGCCCTATTACTCAGCCTTTAAGTTTTGCTAGTAAGTTTACGAGTCCTGATAATCTAGTATCATTAATAGCAGATAATGGACAACTCTATCTTTTAGGCGAAAAATCGTCTGAAGTTTGGGTAGACCAAGGCACTTTTCCTGTAGCTTATCAGCGTATTCCTGGAAGTTCTAATCAGCAAGGTATTATTGCGCCATTTTCAGTAGCAAGGGTAGGTAATTTCTTTTGCTATGTTTCGCAAAATATTCGTGGTCAAAATCAGGTCGTTTTGATGAACGGTTATATTCCACAACGAGTTTCAACCCATGCTGTTGAGCAAAGCCTTTTAGACCAATATACGGCTGATGCTATTGCTTATACATACCAGCTTGAAGGCCATGAAGTATATGTAGTTACATTCCCCACTATTGATATTACTTGGGCATATGACTTAACTACTAATTTATGGCATAAATGGCTTTGGACTGATGGAGATAATAATTACCATCGTCATCGTAGCAATTGTGCCGCAGTTTTTCAAAATATTGTAGTTGTTGGTGATTGGGAAAATGGCAATTTATACCAATTAGACCAATCTGCTTATACCGATGCTGGTAGCGAAATTCGTAGATTAAGACGAGCTCCACATATTCTTTCAGATTTACAAAGACAATATTTTGAAGAATTACAAATTCAATTTCAACCTGGCGTTGGCGCAGGTGGTTTTTCTAGAGATAGAAATATCTATTTAGGTTCGCCTTACTATATTCCTGCTACAGGTTCTTTGGTTATAGGTTATCAAGATATTGATGTTTTAGGTAATCCAGGACAAATTACGCCTACTGATGTATTTTATAATCCTAAAGCTATGCTTCGTTGGTCAAATGATGGCGGCTCTACTTGGAGCAAAGAATATTGGCAAAACATAGGTCAGCAAGGCAAATATACTAATCGAGCTATTTGGAGGCGTTTAGGCTGGTCTAGGGACAAAATTTTTGAAGTTGTGGTTACTGACCCAATTAAAGCAGTTATTGTTTCAGCTAATCTTAAAGCAAGCGGAGCAGATAATTAATGGCTAATCAAATTTATGCGGGTAAAACATTAAACCCTATTCCTCAAACTGATTTTTTAGATGAAACTACTAAAAGACCTACTAGAGCTTGGACACAGTTTTTTCTTGGAATTTTAAATAATACTTCAGCCACTACAGCTACGGCTGGAAGCGCTACTTTGCCTGCTGCCCCTGCTGGATTTATGAATGTTTATGTTGACGGAAAAGCATATAAAGTGCCTTATTACAATGTATGAATGAGGTAATAAATAACATTCCCACTAGGGAACAAATTGAGAGATTACAAGCCGAAATGGTTAAACTACCTCAAGATGAGGTAATAACTGAGCATTATTTTTCTGAAGGTATGTATTGCAGAAAGGTTTTTAGAAAAGCTGGAACATTAATAGTAGGCAAAGTTCATAAAAAACCTCACTTTTTTTTATGTGCAAAAGGTGAAATAATAGCTTGGTCGGAAAAAGGAATGAGAAACTTGAAAGCTGGCGATGTAATTGAAAGTTTGCCAGGTACTAAAAGGGTAACTTTAGCGGTTGAGGATTCAATTGGAATTACTTTTCATAAAACCGATAAAACGGATTTGAATGAAATTGAACAAGAATTAGTTGAATATGATGAAACAGCCTTATTTGATTCTGATAACAAATTGAAAGAAATTATGATTGAAAGTCATAAAAGGAGTTTAATATGAGTTTTGCTTCCGCTATCGTTAGTGCGACTACTGGCGCATTTTTAGCACCTATTGCTGGACAAATTATTGGTTCTGTTATTGGAGGCAATACTGTTGCTCAAGGGCAAACACAAGGTGCCCAACAACAAGTTCAAGGTTTGCAAAATGCACAAAATGCGTTAAATACTGGTTTTACTAACGCACAACCTTATTTAAACAATGCTTATACAAGCGGTCAAGGTTATTTAACTAATTCTTATAACACAGCTAATAATGCAATTACTGGCAATTATGGTAATGCTATTGCTGGTTTTGCTCCATATCAACAAGCTGGTGCATCAGCCGCTAATGCTTTAAATAATTTAATTACAAGTGGATACGCCACACATCAATTTAATACTCAAGATTTATATAATGGTCTTTCACCTAATTATAATTTTCAATTACAACAAGGGCAAAACGCTACAAATGCGGCAGCCAATGCTGGTGGAGGCATGATTGGCGGTAATGCTTTGCAAGGATTACAAAATTATACTCAAAATTATGCTGCAAATGCGTATCAAAACGCATTTACTAATTATCAAACTCAAAGAAATGATATTTTTGGCAATATTCAGCCTGTAGCTAATATGGGTTTAAGCGCTACTCAAAGTGTAGGCAATTTATATGCTGGACAAGGAAACGCATTAGCTGGTTTGGCAACTAATTATGGAAACAGTATGACTGGTTTAGGAACAAGTTATGGTAGTTCAATGGCTAATTTAAACACTTCGCTTGCTAATTCTTTAGCTGGTAATTATGGTCAACAAGGAACCGCATTAGGTTCTGGCACTATTGGTAGTGCAAATGCTTTAGGCGGTATTGCTAGTGGAGTTGGCGCTACTACAGGCGCATTAATTGGCAATGTAGCAGGAAATTATCTTAAAAACCCATATGCAAGTATGGGAATAAATGGTAACGATAGCACAGGATATACATATGCTAATCCTGCTAATGTAGGGCCTCCTGCACCAATTACAACTGGAGAATAATTATGGCTTTTGAAGTTAAAGGTTTTGGCACTCCTGATTATGGAATAAATGCCATTGCTGGTAATCCTATTAATTTGCCTAGCGGTATGAGTAAATTAAATGAAATTCTTGATTATCAAGGCAAAAATTTAGAGCTTCAGAAAAAAACTGAACTACAGCCTTATGCCATTGAAGCTGGTAAAGCAGAAGCTAAAAAAGCTATTGTTGGGGCTGAAAAATCACAGTTAGACCTTGCAAATGAAAAGATGAATAGAATTCGTCAAGCTCAAATTGCAAATATTACTGATGCTACGGTTGCAAAAGCAGCAGAAGACCCTGTATTTGCTAAACAGCCTGAAACAATTAAGCATATGAAAATGTTAATTGATAGACAAGCTCAAATTGCTGTTGATTCTGGTATTGACCGTAAAACAGTAGACCAACAAATTGCCCCATACCATCAAATTGCCGAACAAAATCCTCAAGGATTTAGGGAATTTCAAATGGGTCGTATGATTGCTGGATTAGATACACAAACACAAGCTAGCATGAATCAATTAACTAGTGGCGGTGGAATTTACAATCCTGTTAGAGGTACTGTTAGTAGTCCAACTTATCCAGGAATTCAGGCGCAACCTGCTGCACAACCTGTACAAGGAACTCAACCCACAGACCCATATAGTCAACCAGAACCAGCGCCTTATCAAACTCCTATTGCTGGTCAATATAGGCCTCAAGTTCCTGCGGAAGAAGCTGATAAAGTTTTTGGAGAAAAATATCGTCTTGGTTTAAAACAAGTTCAAAATGGTTATAGCGCTCAAAAGCAAAATATTAATAACCTTTACGATAAGGCTACCTCATTAATTGGTAGTAATCCTTTTGGTGATACTGCTTTAGGTACTGGTTTGCGTAAGTTGGAATCAAGAGTTGGTTCTCCTGAATATCAAGAACTTGAAAAAATGTTAGCTAGAGTTCAACTTGGGCAAATGTCGCAAAGTGAGCAAGCAAATACAGATATGGGAAAACAATTTACTGCTGTTGCTAATGGACAATCTCATCTTGACCCTAGAATTATTGTAGATATTACTCGTCAAAATGCCGCAAATTTAGAACGGTCTAATTCTCAAGCTATTGCCGCAGAAAAAGCAGGGCAAAAAATGGGAGATGCTAATTTAACTCGCAAATTTGCTACAGAATGGAATAAAAATTCTGACGATAATCGCATTTTTGAAATGAAATATATTTTTAATCATGCTAAATCTCCAGAAGAAGGAGCTAAAGATGTTAGCGAATATATTAAATCTCAACCAGCAAATATAAGAAAAGAATTGGCAAAAAAATATTTGAATCTTAAAAAACTTGAAGAAACTGGTAGCCTTTAATTATGTCAGACTTACTATATGATGCAATTCTTGGAAATCCTTCTGTGGCTCAAAAAGCTCCATCTGAAGGTGTTCAACCTATCAATGATGAAGATTTAAAACATCCTAATGTTATTAAAGGATTGAAATATATAAATGCTTATGAAGGTAAACCAAAAGCTAATCAAATGTTTGGTTATAGAGAATTTAACGATTTATCAAAACATCCTAATATAAAAATTCCTTTTACTGATAAAGGCGATACAACTACTGCCGCAGGAACTTATCAAATTATTGCTCCTACTTGGGAAGAACAAGCAAAAAAACAAGGATTAAAAGACTTTAGCCCTGAAAATCAAGATAGAGCCGCAGTTGGAATTATGCGTGATATAGGCGCTTTAGATGCTTTCAAAGAAGGTAATTTTGATAAAGCTAAACAATTGTTAGGAACTAAATGGGCTGGTATTCCAGGTTCTACTATTGGTAAATCTACTGGTCAAATTCCAAAATTAAATGCTGAACATGAAGCAATTTTGCCTTCTGGTGATATTTTATATAACGCTATTTTAGGTAATGATATAAAAACTGGTGTAACTAAAACTGCAACTGTTAATAATTTACAGCCTGATGTTCCTTTGCCAGTTCAAAATGTTCCTAAAAAAGAAGAACAAATGAATTGGTTTCAAAGAAATATGAACGCTCCTGAAGCTTCTAAAAAACTTCAAGGTGCAGGAGAAGCAATAGCGGCTATTGCAACTAGTCCTTTAGTTGCTGGCGCAGGCATGGTTAAAGGGCTTGTTCAAAGTTTGCCTGAAATTGCTGGAGGTAAAGCGCCACAAATAGCTGAAAAAATTGCTTCAGATTTTCAAAAAGAACACGGTTATTCTCCAACATCAGAAAAAGGTAAAGAATATTTACAAAGTATTGGCGAAACATTTAAAGGACTTGTTGAAACTGCAACTGGTTCAAGCACTTCTTTGCCACCAATTATTCCTGAATTAGTTGGAATTACTGCTGGAAGAACTGCTGTTGGACAAATGGAAAATCAATTTGCTAAAGCAAAAGCTGGTCCTTTACCATCTGCTAAAGTGTATAACTTTCCAGCAGGGCAAGAAAAACAACCTATGGTTGGAGTTGGTGCGGCTGAAGCTGGAATTGAAAAAACAAGAATTGAAAGAGCTAAAGAACTTCCAATTCCTATTGATTTATCTAAAGACCAAGCTACTCGCAATCCTGCTGATGTTCGTTTTGCTCGTGAAACTGCTAAAGACCCAGTATTGGGCGGTGCATTACAAATTAAATATGCAGAAGATAATGCAAAAATTCAAGCTAATTTAGATAAATTTGTTTATGATACTGGCGCTGAATTTAGCAGTACGGCACCTGGAGAATTGGCACAAATGCTTGTAAACACAATAGAGCCAAATAAAAAAGCTCGTTATGCTCAAATAGAAACTGCCTATAACAATGCTCGTGAAGCTGGTCATATGAATGAGCTTATTGATATTAATAAATTAGAAAACTATGTAGAAAAACATAAAGCAGAAGCTATTAATGCGCCTGTTTTATCTTCTGTAGAACAAAAACTTAAATCATTAACTCAAGGTGGAAAAATTGGTCAAATACCAATTAATGACCTTGAAGAACTTAGAAAAATGACAGGTACTTTAGCGCAAAGTTCTGGCCCTAATGCTCATTATGGAAAAGAAGTTATTAAATTAATGGATGCAATTACAGAAGGAAAAGGTGGCGAACTTTATAAAAATGCTCGTGCTTTAAATACTTCATATATGAAAGAATTTGAAAATACTCCTGCTTTAAAACAAATTACAGCTATGAAATCAGGCGGTCAAGAACGGGTTGTTGCTATGGAAAAACTTGTTGATAAAGCAATGTTGCAAAGTCCTGGTGACCAAGTTAAACAATTATTTAGTTCTCTTGAAAGAATGGGGCCAGAAGGTCAAAAAATGACTCAAGAATTGCGTGGCGCTGTTGCTCAAAGAATTAAAGATGAGGCTACAAAAGGTGTTGGTCGTGATATTAATGGGAAACCTTATGTTTCAACTCAATCATTAAATAAAATTATTACTGATTTAGATAAAAGTGGAAAATTAGAATTTCTTTTTGGAAAAAAAGGCGCTGAACATTACAGAACTTTAAATGAAGTTACTAAAGATTTACAAACTGTTCCTGTGGGCACAACTAATCCTTCAGGTACTGCATCTAGTATATTGGCTGCATTAGGCGAAATGGGAGCGCAAACAGTTTTAACTGGAGTTCCAGTTCCAGTTGTTGCTATTGGAAAACATCTTTATGGAAAACATAAAACAAAACAACAACTTAATAAAATAAATGAATTTGTAAATTACAGCAAGGAAAATAAATAATGACAGTCCTACTATCGCCTATTGGCAACTCAATGACACCTTTTTTGGGGCTAGATAATTTGCCTTTGAGTGGTGGACTTTTATATACTTATCAAGCTGGTTCAACTACTGCGTTAGCTACTTATACAGGCGTTGATGGCCTTATACCTTGTGCCAATCCTATTGTTTTAGGTATTAACGGTATTTCACCAACTCCTATTTGGCTATCAAGCACCAATGCTTATAAATTTGTATTAGCTAATTCATCTAATGTAACGCTTTATACATACGATAATATTTCAGGCATACCTGGCGCTGGTTCAGTAATTAATGTGCCTAGTGGTGGCATTATTGTTTGGTCAGGTGCATCTACTTCAGTTCCATCAGGATATGTATTATGTAATGGTCAAAGCGGCTCTCCTGACTTGCGTGATAGCTTTGTTATTGGTGCTGGAAGTTCTTATTTGGTTAATGCTGGCGGTGGTTTTGCTTCTTCTGGAGTTATGACAAGCGCAGGCTCAAATCCTCCTTTTTACTACGCTTTAGCTTACATAATGAAAACATGACATCATGGACTTTCAATTAATTTTTAATATAGTTGCAGTTGCTATTGTTGGAACTATTGGATGGTTTGCTCGTGAATTATGGTCAGCAGTTCAAGACCTTAAAAATGACCTTAAATTTATTCAAATTGATTTGCCAAGCAATTATGTTAAAAAAACTGATTTGGATGTTCAGTTTAATAAAATTGAAATTTCTTTGCAAAGAATTTTAGATAAATTAGACCAAAAAGCAGATAAATGAAAGAATGGTTTTCAAATTTAGTTACAGGCAAAGACAATAAAACACACGATATAGGTCGCTGGTCATGGGTAATAGGTTTAATTTCTGTTATTTCTATTGCCATTTATCAAGTTTTAGACCATAGCACAGTTAGTCTTAGAGAATTAGCTGAGGCATTAGGCATTGTTAGTGGTGCAAATGGTATTGCAATTATGGCTAAAAAAGATACTGAACCAACTGGAGATACAAAATGAATTATATTTTATATGCTTTAATTTTAGTACCCATTAATTTAATTGGCACAATCTTGACTTTTCCATTAGCTTTTATTATTGGCATTATGTATTCTACCCAAATTGGTTGGTGCAACAATGCTACAGTATGGCAATCAGGCCCAAGACTATTTTCTTTTTTGTCATGGTTTCAAACGCCTGATAACAGCTTAGATGGCGACCAAACCTTTAGGGCTGCACATAATCCTTGCTGGTGGTCAAAAGTTCAATGGCTGTGGCGTAATCCGTTCTATGGTTTCGATGTCAAGTTTATAGACGGCTCATCAGGAATGTCCTACGCTGGAGATATTAATTGCAATGAAACTCATGCTGGTACTATTCGGGTTGAAGGCCATAATTTGTGGCAATTTAATTCTTATCAGCCATTTTTAGGTAAAATGATTTGTTTTAATTTTGGACATAACATTCGTGCTTTAGTAGAGCCTGGTTTTATTACGCCAGACCAATGGCATGACAATACAGCTTTAATCAAGAACTTTCCTGCAACTTTTGCTTTTACGATTCGGTTGGTCTAAATGTTTGGATTTCCTCTCCCCATTAGTTGGATTATTAGTTTAATTTTTGCTGTCATTGCTGGCGGTGGTGTTTGGTATGGTCAGCATGAAGCTAATAAATATAATGAATATAAAACAGAAATTGAATCTGTTGGAAAATCACAAGAAGAAAAAAATAAGCAATTAGAAAAAACCCAAGCAATAATTAATGAAGGAATTAAAAATGAATATGAAGCTAAATTGCTTGCTGTTCGTAATCATTACGCTTACGGCTTGCACAACTCCAGTAGCGGTCAAGTGTCCGAACTTTCCACAGCCGCCAAAGGAACTGATGAAATCGCCCCCTACTCAATACTTATTGAACAATGTGCAGAAACCACAGTCCAATTAGTAAGTTTGCAAGATTGGATTAAAAAAGAAGTCGGGTTGGATGTTAAATAATTTTTCTCGTTCACTTCAATTTGTATTGCAGTCAGAAGGTGGTTTTGTAGATAATCCTTTAGATGGTGGTGGGGCTACTATGAAAGGCATTACGCTAAAAGTATTTCAAGAATATAAGCGTAATAATCACCTAAATAGTGAAGATTTAAGGAATATATCCGATGAAGATATTCAAGCTATTTACCGACAAAACTATTGGAATCCTGTGTTTGGCAACTTGCTTAATAGTGGTTGTGATTATCTTCTTTTTGATTTTGCAGTTAATGCTGGCGTGGGCAGGTCAGTAAAAACTTTGCAAAATATTGTAGGTACTAATGTAGATGGCGTTATGGGTAATCATACTTTAGAAGTTGCTAACGCTGTAGACCCTAGCACTTTAATTATTGATTTTAGTAATGCCAAGATTAAGTTTTATGAAGATATAGTTATGGCTAGACCTAATCAAAATGTATTTTTAAAAGGTTGGCTAAACAGAGTAAATTCTGTTAAAGCCAACGCTTTTACGATTCTTGATTCTTAGTATTGTAAATATAATCAGCAGCCGCTTGCCAGGCCTGAGTCCACAAAGTTAAAGCCGTAGAGCCTTCATAAAAAAAATCAGGATATAAAGCAAAAAAGGCTTCCTCACATTCATCTGATGGACAATCTAAATTACCTCCAAAAGGAACTCCTTCTTTTATCATATTTTCTTTTTCTTAATGCCAGCCGCATTACGCAAATCGTGTGAATGTAATTTTTTTCCTACCGACTTTGGAACCTCACCTGTTTTTTCAGCTACTTTAGCAGCTTGTTTACGATTAACAATTTTGCCATTAGATAATTCAAATTCATGTTTAGCGCCTTTAGCTGGTTTACCAATCATTTCTTTAAGTTCTTCATGCGAATAGGCTTTAGATTTAGCTTTAATAACTTTGCCTGATTTTTCTTTAATTGCAGGCACTAATACAGATAATTTGGTTGCCATTATAAAACCCTTGTTATTTTGTTTCGTTTAAGCACATTTTCATATTCTACTTTAGCTATGTCATCTAAGTGCCGCAAAGGAAGATTTTGAAAATAGCGCCATTTATCTTTATAAGATTGAAGTTCTGATGGTGGAATCCAGCCTGAATTTCTCCAACGAATTGTAATATCAGTTCCTACAGCAGTCCATACATAGTCATTGTCTAACATTTGTAATTGCTCCTTCTTCTGTTATTAAATCAGCAAGTCGAAAAGCTCTTTGTACGGCTTGAGTGTCCCAATCTTTGTCGCTTATGTCAAACTTCCAATCTTGGGAAATCATTAGTTTTAAAAGCTCAAAAGCCATTTTTTCTCTGTCCATTTTAATTATTCTTTGTATAAGTGCCAGCAGGACATGAATTGCCTTGATATACAAAAACAACTCCATTGGCTGTTTGACAAGTAATAAAACGCTGATTATCTTGGTCAGGTAACCAAGGATTGCCAGCTACAGGCGTTGCTACTGATTGTGCAAAACATAAATTAACAACACTTAAAAATAAAATTCCGATTAAGTTTTTCATTATTTATTCCTTAAAATGGCACATCATCTTGCAGTTGGTTAAAAGAATTACTTTGCGTTTTGCTTTCAGGCTTATCATCAGGAACATTAAGATAACACCATAGAGAACCTTCTTTTAGCCCTAGCAACGGTATCATTTCTAGCTTCATCATAAGGTCGCCTTTTTTGGTTTCCGTAACAATGCCAATGGTTTGATAGCGCTTTTTGTTTACTCCAGCTTGGTCTTGGTATTCCGAAATTGCTGCTTTTACATAGTATTTAATAGCCATTACTTACCTTTCATCAAATTTACTTCCACTTCTACTTCGCTCAAAAACTGTTTAATTTCTGCTTCCATTTCCGCAACAAACTCAATATTTCTAGGGACTCGAACAATCAATAACTGGCTGCGTTCTGGCATACGAGGGTCAAAACTTACAAAATCGCACCATTGCCTATTGGTACAAGCCATTTGAGCTTGCATTTGGATATAGTATTTATTGGGCGGTTCCTTGGCTTTAATATAAGACCAATGCGTAGCGCTGTTAGGGCATTTAATTTCTACTAAACCACATTCCCCCACCAATCCGTCAGGACTAGCCCCAAAGCCTTGTATGGTCGGATGTAGGGCAAATGCAACTTGGTCTACAAAGTTTTGCGTGGCAATTTCATAAGCGACCCTAGCTTGAGCTTCATTATCAATTCCCCATTGCATTGCATCATTTGTGTAGGATTCCTCAATAGCACCAGTTACACGCTGAATAGCAAGCTGAACTAGGTAGTTTCCCCTAGATGTCGAAACGCCTGATTTAGTCTTAGCCAAGATGTCAGCAACCCGACTAGCTGTTACTTTGCCTAACCTAAGTTGATGCCATTCGTTAGTACCTTGTTCAACGGCTTTAATGCCTGTAATTTGCTCTACCACTTTGTCGGCTAATTTATTCATGCCAACTCTGCTTTTTTAGCATCTTTAGCTTTGGCTAATAGCTCAACTGCGGATTTATCTTTACTAAGGGCTTTATAAGCGTTGCCATACGATTCTTTTAGCTCGTCTATGGATTTACTCATACTTATTTTATTGACCCACTCAGTCGCATCTAGCACAATTGCTTCTTCTTCGGGAATATCTTCACCAGCGTAAATATATAACCCAAGGCCATGCAAAGCTATGGCTTTAGCCAAGCACCGTTGCATTGCAGTATTTACAGCCATTGAGTCAGGGTTTTGAATAGCCTTGTTCATATTGTTCATAACTGGCAACTGGGCTGTCATGGTTTTGCCAAAAGCTGTAACTGAGCAAAAGACCATTAAAGTTTCGGCAAAGTAAACAGGGTCTTTGTATTCCCAAGTTGCGGTTGGGTCAAGCTGTAAAAGTTGGTCAACTGCCCAAGCCCAAGAAAGGTAGGTAAATTTACCTTTGCGCTCGGTGTGTTCGTTGACATTTATGGCTCGTAGTTCGTTAAAAGTTTTCATCACTTATTCCTTAATATTCAAGTTTGGCTTGGTTCATCATGTCGCATTGATTATTAATAAGCTGGCGAACCAGCCCATCAATCATATGTTTTGCATGAAATGAGTTATATTCTTTGGAATCCAAAAAGTGTTTTAAGATAACCAAAGAGCTAAATATTTCGTCAATTTGGTCATACATTTCATAACAAGCTATTTCAGCATGGCTTAATTTAGCTATTTCTAGTTTTTCTTCTTTAACTGTCATTACTTATTCCTTAATCGTTGATTTCTATTTCGGCAATTTCTTTAGCAATACTTTCCATGTATTCAAAAGATATAGACATAATTTTGCGACCAATTAATTCAAAATTGCCTGTATTAATGGCTGTTTGCAATAATTCCGCATCGGCATAACTAATTTCGCTCAAAGCTTCTAAAACCCGAGTAGCATCTTTATGGTCAAACTCAGCGCCCGGTTTTGTTAACTGCCATGTGCGTTCTTCAATTTCATCAGAACGGTCATCGTAGTCATTTGGTTCGTAATAAGCATCGTGTTTAGACATTCCCATAATTAAAAACCTCCTAAAATTGCATAAGCAAACATTACGCCTAACAAAACACCAAAAAACACCATTGTTGATAATTCAAAGATAATATTTTTCATGCTGAAATTCCTTTAAAAATGGAAACAGCTTTGTTTATTGCTTGGTCACGGGTGGAAGCAAAGTCAAGAATTTGACCTTTTTGGGCTATTTTCCAAGCGCCAGTTTTGCCTTTTTGGATATAGTAAGTTTCGCCATCAGCAGAACCTAATACAACCTTAAAAGTGGTAGAGTTAAATTTACTTACAATCATTTCAATTCCCTTCATCAATTAATTTAGACCACATGAGCATTTTATACCAAAAAACCTACTTTTTATTACTTTTTTTAAATATTTTTAATTATTTTACATAGTGAAAAGAAAGGGGGCAAGCCCCCAATCCTTATGCCAATAGCAATTCTTTGGCTTTGTTTTTAAGTCTTTCGCCATTACCAAACCAAGCATTGTTAAGGCGATTGTCTTGTGAATGTCCTGCAAAATGGTCTACATATTCAGTAACCGCATTAAGCATTCCCCATTTGCTATCGCCTATCAATTCAGAACCTTTAGCTTCACCTTCAAACAAATCCATAATTTTGGAAAATGCACGATTCTTGTTGTAGTTATAACCGCCATCTTGATATTGCTCGGGCATTAAGACTAATTTACGAACAAATTCAATAGCGTTAGAACCGCCAATTCTTTGTTTTTGTAAATATTTAGCCATATCCATAAAAGCACCAAATGCACCTACGGCATTACCAAGCTTTGCTTTTACTTTTTCATGGTCAAACTTTTGAATGTGGCTAAATGACACAGTATTGGCATTATCTTCAATAGCCATTGTTAAAGTATTATTGCAAACCACACGAATTGAAGTAAATCTAGCTGTTGTTGCCAAAGTTCTGTCACAGCTTGTGGATAAAAGTAAATAACCACCAACTTTGTCATCAGCAGTAACTTCACCAAAATTACCTGTTTCAGCCAATGCCCACATTCTGCGACCACCTTTTAAAGTGCCAGCAGTATGTAATTTAAAGCCATTTTCATCTACTAATGACTTAAAAAAGTGCAAAACTTCTACAGGCTGGACAGGTTTATATCTATTAGTGACTATTGACAATGCTTCACTATTGTCTGAACGATATAAAACATTTTGTCCTTTAAAAAAATAACCATCTTCATCATTAGCAAATTCAACTGGTGCAGACTTGATAAACCAATCCATGCCAGCCGCTTTTTGCCATTCGTCAAAAGATGCGCCTTGTTGTAATTCTTGGCCAAGACCATGCCAAGGTGTTTCACCAACAAAAGCCATTTCGTATTTACCATCAATTCGTTGTGTAAGTTCATGTGCCATTTTTAATTCCTTTTCATCACTTGGTTATGTAAAAAATCAGACTACATGGTCAATATAAACCATTCTAAGTAAAAGTAAACAATTATTTTAAATATTTTCACTTTTTTTCAGTTTTGGTATATAGTTCTATTTAAGGAGGGTTTATGAACCTATTTTTAAACGAACTAAAAGCTGAATATGGTGGTGCGGTAGAAGCCGCAAACCTACTAGGAGTACAGCCTGCTACTTTTTATCGGTGGGAAAGGGCTAAGGGAATTCCCGTGAAATACTTAAAAAAATTGGAGGATATGACTCAGGGCAAATTTAATCGTTATATGGCTAGACCTGACCTATTTCCAAAGGAATAACGATGAATTTTTACCCTTTCCATATTGGAGATTATGCGGCTCATACTAGGCATTTAAGTTTAATGGAGGATTTAGCTTACCGTAGGCTTATAGATTTGTATTATTTAAGCGAGGGTTCTATTGTTGGAAACTGGGAATTAATAGCTAGACGAATAGGAATGTCTGAAATCAGCTCTGATGTGAAATACATTTTAGAAACATTTTTTGAGCAAAATGGCGAAAAATGGGTAAATAAGCGCTGTGACGAAGAATTAGCCAAGTATTGGCTGAAAGCAGAGTCCGCTCGTAATGCAAACAGAGCCAAATCAGAAAAGAATTCAGTTCTGAAATCAACTCTGAAATCAGAACCGCTTCAGCTCCCAACCAATAACCAAGAACCAATAACCAATAATATAAAAACTATAACTCCTGACGGAGTTTCTGAATCTATTTTTAAAGATTATAAAAAACTAAGGGCTACCAAAAAAGCGCCATTAACTGAAACGGCTTTAAAGGGTTTAGAGCGCGAAGCTAAAAAAGCCAATATGTCACTTCAATCTGTTATGGAACTATGCTGTGAGCGTGGTTGGAGTGGGTTTAAAGCTGATTGGGTAACTGCCGAGGCTCTAAAGGCAAAAGAGCTTCCTTTAGGTACTGATGCACAGGTTGAAGCGGCATACCGAGCAGAATGTGGTGACCCTGCCAAATCAAGGTTTAATAATTATTGGGAAATGAAAAATTTTGTGATTGCACAGCGTGAAAAGCGAAAACTGGACGCATAGCGAGGAATATAGGCATCAATGTGATGTTAGATTTGCTTTAAAAGCAAGGTCGGAGCATGGTCTTGCTGGTTTTAGGAAGTGGGTAGAAGTAACTGGTCTTTACAAAAGATGGCAAAAAATTGAAAAAGATTTTAATGCTCAATGGCGTAAAGGTAATCGTGGCAATAAAAATGATTGGAAATAGTGATGAATTTAGAACAATTAACCGAAAACCGTGTAGAAGAAGCCCTTATTAAGTTATCTGATTCTGATGAAAACCATGCGGCATGGGCAGGTCAAGTCAAATACCTTGAAGAAGGCTTAAAACAAGCCAAAGCGCATTCTTTTTTGTTAGCCGAGGGGACGGTAGCCGAAAGAGAAGCAAAGGCTGTAGCAAGTCAATCTTATTCAAATGCTGTTTTTGCTTGGACTGAGGCATTAAAGCATTTTAAAAAAATTGATAATGAACGCAATCATGAAATGCGAATTATTGATATTTGGCGGACTTTATCTTCAAACAGGAGGCAAGGAAATGTTTAAATCTTTAGGTCATTTTGCAATTGGTGTTGTTTTTGGGTTGTTTTTTGTTAATTTCTTTGTATTAAAAGAACCTGTAATACAAAATTATAAACAAAATCAAATGGTTGACGGCTGTGTAATGCAAAAAACAGCCGATGTATGGATAAAAACTTGCGGATAAGAAATGATTGAAACTTTAGTTAAACCACCACAGTCTTTAGACAACGATGTTGCTGTCATAAAGATATTACAGCTAATGGGTCAATTAAGTCCTAACGATATTGCTTATGTATTGCGGGTATCTTTGCAAGTTTATAAAACAATTAAAGAAATAGACCAAAAATGAGTGATGAAAAGTTAAAAAAGCAATTGAAATGGGCTGAAACCATAGATGCTCTTATTCAAGAATGTGCAGAAATCAAAGCTATACAAATGACCAGGGAGTTAATTGAAGAAAATGACCTTCTTAGACAACTTTATATTGAAATATCTAAAATTAAGGAGAGGTAAAGTGAAAGATTATTCATTGCCGTATTTGGTGTTACAAAGCCTGACCAAAAAATATCATGATTCTATGATTACTCAAAATACTTATCGAGCATATGAAATTGCCGTTGATATGGTTGAAATGGCTCAAGTTCTCCAGGAAATAGCTAATGATAAAAATACAACTTAGTCCTTCTGAAATTGCTATGGCTTCATTTGTTGGTTGTCAAAGAGCCGTGCAAAATATTCAAGGCGGCAAAACAAAAAGTAACTCAGGAGAACCTGAGCACGCACATTTTGATAGAATGATTAAAGGAGCTTTGGCAGAAGCCGCTTTAGCTAAACATTTAGACCGATATTGGTGGAAAGGCCAAAAAGATTTGCCTGATGTTGGCGAAGTTGATGTTCGTTGCACTCATTATGAAAACGGTCATATGGAAATACATGATTGGGACAAAGATGACAGAAAGTATTATTTATTAACTGGTATGCTAGGGTCTTATACCATTCGTGGTTGGATTTATGGCAAAGATGGCAAAAAACCTGAATATTGGCGAGTTATGCAACCTGGAAGACCTGAACAATTTTGGGTTCCACAAGCTGTTTTAAATCCTGTAATTGAAAAACATTTTTTAGATGACTAAAGATGAGCGTAAGCGAAACCAAAAGATTGCAGAATTTGGATGCATTTTGTGCCACCATCAGGGAAACACAGGAACACCATGTGAAATACACCACATCCGCAGAGCAGGAAAACGAGCAACTGCGCCTACAATTGGTTTATGCCCAGTTCATCATAGATTCCATGCTGGAATTCATCATCTTGGAAGAAAAGCTTGGGAACTTCACCATAGCGTTACAGAAGAATCACTTCTTGCATTGACTGAACAATGTCTAGCTGGTTAATCGTATTGACAGGAGTTATTTATGCTTATATTGGCGCTGAACAGCTTTACAAAGGAAATACTGGATTGGCTGTCACATATTTTGGATATGCTTTTGGTAATGTTGGGTTGTTTATGATTGCCATTAAATGACTTGGAATTTACGGTTAGTCAATATGGGTGGCGATGAGCCTTGGGTTGAACTTAGAGAGGTTTTTTATGACCATGTTGGAAAACCAATAGGTCATACTACAGCTTTAATAAACGGTGAAAATATAGATGAAGTAAAAACTTATTTAATTCGAGCTGTGGAAGCATTGGACAAACCAATATTAACTTTTGGAAAAGAAAATGGAAATATCGGTAAAGATTCTGAAGGATAATGAAGATGGCTCGGCTGATGCTAGTGTTAGATTCGACAAAAAAGGACTCGAAACACTTGTCCAATGGGGCTTTGTTGCTTTGCTTACCAAAGCACTTGATGAGTATGCCGTTAAACCCGAAAAAAGTCGCACAGTTGCTATCGGCAGGCCTAAAAAAAGAATAAAAAGGTTACTAAAAGACTTAAAAGGTAGCTAAAGGGAACCTTTTATAAACAATATTGTTTACAGTTCGTGACCGTCAAAGCCTAAACATTGGCCTACAAGCATTTTGCGCCTTTTAAAAGTGGCATCATGTAAAGTCCATTTGCCCGATTTATGCCTAGAACAATGAATCATTTCGTGAGCCATGCTTCTTACAACGGTATCGTAAAACGAGCATCTAGCCTTTGATATACAGAATATGTGGCTTTTAGCTAATGTTTCATCAAATTCATAGGTAGCCATAACGCTATGGTCATCCACAATTTCAAAACGGCAAATCTCGCTAGGCGGCAACTTCCATTTATTAAACGGTTCGCACTTGGCTAGCGTTAAATATATGGCCTCAAGGACTTTTGGAGTTATCTTCAAAATAAATGTTTAAGTTTTGCGTGAGGTATGACTGTTCTAGTATCTGTTGAATATGCACCACAGGCTTTACATTGATACCTTTGATATGCGCCTGTAGTTGTATATCTAAAACCTTTACTTAATAAAGCCGCTTTACTACAAGTAGGGCAAATAAAGCCATTTCTTCCTTTTTTCATTAAAGACATATTCAATGGCTGTTTAATCCAAGGAAGTAAGCGTTTATATAGCTTTTCCAATAACATTACATCTTGAATATTATAACTTTCCATTATTTTCCAGGCTTCTTTGTCATTATTCATGCACTTAACCCAAAGAATATGGCCTTCATGCTCTTTCTTTTTGCCTAGTTTTAGCCTTTGCGCTACATAATCTAATTTATTACTAGGAAATCTAAACTGACTTTTAACGACCCTAAGTAAGTCAATTTGTTTACTGGGCGTTGGTGGATTCATTCTATGCACAATAAATTCTTTATTTAGCGTGGGCATATCAAACTTTGTGCCGTTATAGTGGACTACTGCATCGGCATTTTCTAAAAGACCATGTATGCCTTCTAGCATTGATTTAGGGTCGCTTTTTTGAACTGAGTCAAAATATATATCTTTATCACCTAACCATTTGGCTGAATAACACATGGTGTAAGATGATTCTAGTAACTGAGAAAGGCCTACATTTTGTTGCCAAATTCCCCAAACATGGGCTACATTAGGTGAAGTTTCTATATCCAACAAGAGTATTTTCATATAAACCCTATTAAAGTTTGTTTATACTAACAACTTATATATTACAAAACAATGACTTACTATAAAAAAAGAGTTGACAATAATCAATTGGAGATAATAAAAGCCTTTCAAGCTATGGGTGCAACTGTATTGAATCTGTCAACAGTCGGCAAAGGCTGTCCCGACTTATTAATAGGCTATAAAAGCATATCGGTGTTAGTTGAGGTTAAGTCAAAAACAGGCAAATTTACTGAGCCTCAGTTAAAATTCATGGAACAATGGCAAGGTGGCGCTGTTAATAGAATAGATTCTGTTGACGGTGCAATTAGATTGATAAAACTACTTGACATCAGTTAAGATATACATAAAATTAACAAGGCTACATTTCGTAGCTTCTTTTGCAAAAGGAAATAAATATGAACCCTAATTCAACTGCTGGCATACCAGCAAAAGGCGTAGTTGTACCTAAAGGCGCTAGCAAGGCAGATATGTCTGGCGAACGTATGGAAAAATCTCATCGTGGTGGCGTAGCGATGGGTAAAGAAGATGAAATTGGCGCAGACAAAGAGTTTAATACTGGTCGCACCGAAGGAATTTGTTATGACCATAAGCGTAATAGCTATGGCAAAGAAGATAAGTTCGAAAAAAAGATGTAATAAAACGAAAGCCCTAGAGGTGAAGGAACTCTAAGGCTTTCTAACCACATAGTAATCGGAGAACTACATGGCTAATACAAACGATAAAGAAAATTGTATTTCTTGTCGATTTTTTTCTGGCACAGCTCCTATGGGAGTTTGCAGACGATTTCCTGACCAAAGGAACAAAAGCCCTAACGACTGGTGCGGGGAGTTCATGCACTCTAAAAACCTAGTTATTGAGTCGATTACTAGTGGTTTGACCGTTAGTGTGTCCAAATCAATGAAAAACCCGATTGGCAGACCTAAAAAAACATGAAGTTAAAGCCATTATTAGACAAAATTGTTGTAAAACCTGATGTTCGTGTGTTATCTAAGATTCTTATTGTCAATAATAAGGAAGTAGAAAACATGGGAACAGTCGTGGCAGTAGGACCTGGCAAGAAATTACCTAATGGGCGCAGAGAAGATATGCCTATTGAGGTTGGTAAAAGAGTTCGCTTTGGCACTATGAATGACGATAGGGGCGAGGAATATCTTAAATACTTTCCTTATTTTGAAGATGGAGTCAAATATTTAGTCATGAGTTGGCAAGATATTTGTTTTATGGAGGAGGACTATGAAAAAGAAAAGAACAGCATTAGCCAAAGCAATTGAATGGTTCGTGGCTTTTTTTGAGCCATTGCCGCCTGATGCTAGGCGTAAGATAGTTTATGACTACAACAAACCACCAATAAAGGAAAATAATATGCCATTAATAAAATCAGCCAAACCAGCCGCATTTAAGAAAAACATTAAAACTGAAGTAAAAGCAGGAAAACCTGTAAAGCAAGCAGTAGCAATTGCTTACTCTGAAGCTAGAGCTGCTAAAAAATCATCAACGAAAGGTAAAAAATGACATTAGACTTAACTTTAGATGAAATTAATTACATCCTATTACAGGTAGGAAAAGCCCCATTTTCTGAATGTGCCCCATTAATCAATAAGATTCATATGCAAGCTAGTCCTCAAATACCTGCTAAACCATTAGGAATGGCTGGAAATACTGAACAAGCATCGGATATTATTGATGAAAAGTAAAGTTCTTCCTACAATTATTGTAAAAATTGCTGATTTAAAAAATCACCCTAGAAATTATAGGGAACATCACGATGACCAAGTAGACCATTTAATGCAAAGTATTAAACAAAATGGGTTTTATAAGAACATTGTTGTTGCAAAAGATAATACTATTTTGGCTGGTCATGGAATTATGAAAGCCGCTAAAAAGATAGGAATGACCGAAATAGCCATAACAAAGCTTGAAATTGATGCTGAAAGCCCGCAAGCTTTAAAGATTTTGACTGGAGATAATGAAGTTGGAAGACTTGCTGAAATTGACGATAGGTCTTTATCGGAAATACTTAAAAAAGTAAAAGATGATGATATTGATGGCTTATTAGGTACTGGTTACGATGAAATGATGTTAGCTAATTTAGTTATGGTTACTAGACATGGTAAAGAAATAGCCAATATTAATGAAGCGGCTGAATGGGTAGGTATGCCTGATTATCAAGCAAAAGAAGACCCAATTAAGATTGCAATTCAATTTAGAAGTGAAGAAGATAGGGAAGTATTTGCCAATTTATCTAAATTAAAAATGGGTAAAGACGGTGGAACAACTTGGTCTTGCTGGTGGCCTCCAAAAGAAAAAGAGGATATTTCATCTGTAAAGTATGAATAAGCCAGAATTTCCTATCTACATTATATCCAAAGGAAGACATGATTGTTGTTTAACTGCTAAATTCTTTGTAGAAGACGGTGTAAATTTTAAAATAGTAGTAGAGCCTCAAGAAAAACAGCTTTATGCAGATATTTATGGTGTAGACCGTATATTGGTATTGCCATTTTCTAATTTAGGACTTGGTGGAATTCCAGCTAGAAATTGGGTTTGGGAGCATTCCAAAGCGGCAGGTGCTGAAAGACATTGGATATTTGACGATAACATTGGAATGGTTCGTAGGCTACATAAAGGCAAAAGAATTAGATGTAATGCCAATATAGCTTTAAAAGCGTGCGAAGATTTTATAAATCGTTATGAAAATATAGCCATAGCAGGGTTAAATTACACATTTTTTGCGGTTGGTAAAAAGCCGCCATTTAATCTAAATGTTCATGTTTATAGTTGTTTATGCATTAAAAATGACTTAGATTACCGATGGAGAGGTAGATATAACGAAGATACCGATTTATGCTTGCAAGTGCTTAGTGGTGGTTTATGCACAGTATTATTTAATGCTTTTTTAATTGATAAAATGGCTACTATGACTATGAAAGGCGGAAATGCTGACGTTCTATATAAAGGCGATGGTAGATTAAAGATGGCTAGGTCATTAGAAAGGTTATGGCCTGGAGTAGTAAGTGTAAATAGAAGGTTTGATAGGCCTCAGCATGTTATTAAAGATGCTTGGAAACGATTTGATACGCAACTTATACGAAAAAAAGATTTAAACTGGGACAAAATTGAAGAACAAACTTATAACATTAAGCTAAAACAGATTAAAACCGAGGTTAAAAGCGAAGAATTGAAGGAAATGTTAAAAAATGGAACTTGAAAAAGATACCCTTAAAAAAGAAAATTGGGGAGGTGAAAGAGAAAATGCTGGTAGAGAAGCTTTTGAGCCTACAGATGATGAAAAAGCCAATGTGGAACTTTTAAGTGGATATGGAGTTCCATTTGAGCAAATAGCTGTAATTATTAGAGATGGTATAAGTCTATCCACTTTAAGAAGACATTTTCCACATGAATTACTTAAAGGCAAAGCAAAAGCCAATGGCCAAATAGGTCGTGGATTGTTTCAAAAAGCCATGAGTGGTGATACCACAGCTATGATTTGGTGGACAAAAACACAAATGAAATGGTCTGAAACCGTAAAAAATGAAATTACTGGGTTAGATGGAACAGAACTTAAAAACATCCAAATTACCTTTGTAAAGCCAGATGGAAGTAATTAACGGTAGGGCTAATGCTGATTTTCCACAAAAATTATCAGTATTGTTTGAGCCAGAAACCTGTCGTTATAGGGTTTTATATGGCGGTCGTGGTGGTGCTAAGTCTTGGGGCATTGCTAGGGCTTTGCTTATATTGGGCACTAAAAAAGCTATACGAATTCTTTGTGCAAGGGAATTTCAAACTTCAATAAGCCAATCTGTTCATAAATTGCTTTCAGACCAAATATTTTCTTTAAATATGTTGGATTTTTATGAAATAACTCAAAATTCCATTAGAGGTATAAATGGCACAGAGTTTAGTTTTGCTGGATTAAAGAACAATATTGCTAATATTAAGTCTTTTGAGGGCGTTGATATTTGTTGGATTGAGGAAGCAAATACTGTATCCAAAATGAGTTGGGACGTACTTATTCCAACAATTCGTAAGCAAAACTCAGAAATATGGGTAAGTTTTAATCCTGAACTTGAAACAGATGAAACTTATAAGCGCTTTGTAGCAAATCCACCAGATGATTCTGTAGTTCAAAAGATTAATTGGCAAGATAATCCTTGGTTTCCTGAGACTTTAAGGCTTGAAAAAGATGCTTTGTATGCTAGGGACAGAGAAGCATATAACACTGTTTGGGAAGGAATGTGCCGCCAAACTGTTGATGGCGCTATATTTGCCAAAGAAATGCAACAAGCTGAGTTTGAGGGCAGGATTACTAGAGTACCTTATGACCCAATTAAGCCTGTAATGGCTGTATTTGACATTGGTTGGGCAGATGCAACTGCAGTTTGGTTCTTGCAATTCATAGGAATGGAAACTAGGCTAATTCGTTATTACGAAACAACACAAACAACAATGAGCCAAATCTTAGCCAAGATGCAGACTTTTGGTTATGTCTACGATACTTTGTATTTGCCCCATGATGCACAGAATAAAACGCTAGCCGCCAATGGTAGAAGCATTGAAGAAATAGTTAGGTCAGCTGGCTATAATGTAAGAATTATTGACAGAACTCCTGTAACAGATAGTATTAATGCCGCTAGAACAATCTTTTCTAAATGCTATTTTGATAGAGAAAATTGCCACGAAGGTCTACAATGTTTAAGACATTATAGGTATGATGTAAATGATGCTGGAACATTTAGCCAAAAGCCTTTGCATGACAATTATTCTCATGGCGCTGATGCCTTTAGGTATATAGGATTAATGATTAATGAGCCTAAGCAAGTGAAGAAAAAACAAATAAATTATCAGGTAAGTAGTTGGATGTCCTGAAAATATGATATAAGGATTAGTTATGGGAATCTACGACAACGATATTAAAGATAATGCTGATGAAGGCATTATTGAGGAAGCGAAAGAATTTTTACGATTCTGTTCGGATAATGACTCCAATAATCGAGTTGAAGCCCTTGATGATTTAAAGTTTGCTGGTGGCGACCAATGGCCTGTTGAGATTCAAAACTCAAGGCAGTTAGAATCACGACCATTTTTGACCATTAATAAAATTGATGCTTATTGCCGCCAGATTACAAATAGCCAAAGACAGCAACGGCCTCGCATCAAAGCGCATGGCGTTAATGACCAATCTGATGAAAAAATAGCTGAAATAATTACAGGTATTTGCCGTCATATTGAAGTGCAATCTGATGCTGATGCCGCTTATGACAATGCGTTTGACTTTGCAGTACGCATGGGTTGGGGCTATTGGCGTGTAACTACAGACTATATGAAGCCTGATAGCTTTGACCAAGAAATATACATTAAACGCATTGAAAACCCATTTATGGTCTATTTTGACCCTAATTCAAGCGAGCCAGATGGTTCTGATGCCGAAAAATGCTTGATTACTGAAGTCGTAAGCAAAGATGTATTTAGAAAGATGTACCCTGATGCTGAGTTAGATGCAGGGTTTACACCTAGAGGAACAGGCGATTCGCAGTCCGAATGGATTACGAAAGAAGATATTCGCATAGCTGAATATTTTTATACCGTTCATACTCGTACCAAATTAGTGCTTTTATCTGATGGTAGTACCGTTTATGCAGACGAAATGCCTAGCCAAAGTTTAATGTTAGAAGCTGGTATTTATGAAGTCAGTCGCAGAGAAACAGTCAAAAAAGAGGTTAAATGGGTAAAGCTAACAGGTATGCAAATACTTGAGCGTTCTGATTGGGCTGGTAAATACATTCCTGTCGTTCCTGTTTATGGTCAGCAATTGATTGTTGATAGCAAAAAGAAGAAGTTTGGCCTTACTCGCATGGCTAAAGACCCACAACGGATGTATAACTTCTGGTCAACAGCGCTTACAGAATCAGTCGCTTTAGCACCAAAGGCTAAATGGCTAGTTGCTGAAGGACAAGATGAAGGCCATGAGGATGAATGGAATCAAGCCAATATTAAATCAATGCCTGTATTGCGTTATAAACAAACAGACAGCGATGGCAGAATGGCTCCACCTCCAACTCGATTACAGCCTGAGCCGCCTCCAACGGGAATGGTTACGGCATTACAAGGACTAAATTCGGACTTAATGGCAGTTGTGGGTATTTATGACCCTAGCCAACTACCTCAAGGCAATCAATCAGGCAAGGCTATTCAAGGTCAGCAGTCGCAAGTGGACATGACCAACTTCCATTATTACGATAATTTGACTCGCTCCATTCGGCAAACTGGCAGGATTATTCTTGACCTGATACCCAAAATTTACGATAAACAAAGGGCTTTACGCATCATTGGTGCTGACGGTAAAGGCGAAATGATTACTGTTAATCAGCCTGGCATTGATGAAATGGGCGTTGAAAAAGTCCTAAATGATGTAACTGTAGGCGAATATGATGTTGTTATGGAAACAGGGCCAGGCTATAACTCGAAACGACAGGAAGCCGTAGAATCTATGGTTTCCATGCTGGCTGTTGACCCTGGCTTAATGCAACAGGCTGGAGATTTAATCTTCCGTAACATGGACTTTCCTGGCGCTGACATTATTGCCGATAGACTTGCGGCGGCTAATCCATTGGCTCAAATTGACGAAAAATCAGATATTCCACCACAAGTTCAAATGCAATTGGCACAAGGCCAGCAACAAGTTCAGCAGTTGCAACAGCAGTTACAAGCTATGCAAATGGATATGAAATACCATGCAACCATTGAACAACAAAAACAAGAGGCTGAAACTCAGCGTAAATCAATGGATGTACAGGCTAGAATGACTGATTCGCAATTAAGAACTGAAACAATTGCCCACGATACAGTTGTTAAGACTGAAACCCAAAAAGAAATTGAATCTATGAAGGCGCAATTAGCGTTAGTTTTAGCTAAATTAGATTTAGGTAGACAAGCAGAAGATGAAGCAATTGAAAGAGCAATTTAATCGGAGGATATATGCCAATCATTACAAGTAAAAATAGAGAAGAATGGATGCAAGCAGAAATGGCTAGAAGGTCAGGAAAACCAATACCAAAACCACAAAATATGTATGCAGGTATGGAGAAATCTGAACTTAAGCAACATAAAATTATGTTAAAAGAAGCAAAAAAAGAGGCAAAATCGGCTAAAGAATAGATTGACATTTATTTTTTATTAGTATAATTTGAAGTATAACTTTGGAGCTTGAGGAATCATGGCTGAAGTAAAAGAAGCAGGAAGTGTAGTAACGAGTGAAAACTCAGCAGATTTTTATGCAGAAAGATTAGGTTTAGCGGATAACCAAGAGGCTGAGGCTGTTAAAACAGAGCCAGTTATTGAGGAATCTTCGAGTGAACCATCAGCAGAGGAAGAAGCTAAAGTAGATGTCCCAAAAGACAAAGTTGAAAAACGGTTTTCTAAAGTAACTAAACGAGCAGAACAAGCTGAAGCTCGTGCAAGTGAATTAGAGAATCGATTAAGAGAATTAGAAGCAAAGGCAAGTCCGCAACCTATAGCCCAAACAGCAGAGGTTACAGATAAGCCACAAGCAGGCCAATTTAATGATGCTTTTGAATATGCAGAGGCATTGGCAGAATGGTCTGCTGAAAAGGCATTAAGAGATAGAGATATAGCAGAATCACAACGCAGAGCAGAGGTCGAACGAGCTAATATATCAAAGGCTTGGATTGACAAGGTTGAAAAGTTTAAATCCGAAACAAAGGATTTTGACAAAGTTGTATCAAATAGCACCACAGTAGTAAGTGATGCTGTTAGAGATGCAATTTTAGAATCTGATGTAGGGCCACAAATCCTATATTTTCTTGCTTCTGATAAGGATTTTGCTACAAAAATAACTCAAATGCCAGCTATTAAGGCTCTTAAAGAAATTGGTCGATTGGAAGCTAAATTTGAGGAAGTTCCTCAAGTTGAAGCTAAAACAGCTACTAGAAGTAAAGCACCAGCGCCTATTAGTCCTTTGAAAGGCGGCAAAGCTGGAGCAGATGTGCTGATAGACACCAATGGTGAATTCTACGGTTCATATGCCCAATGGAAAGCCGCACGATTAGCTAAGAAGATACGCTGATAACCTAATTTTTTTGGAGAATTATCGTGGCAAATACCTTACTTACCATTAGTAAAATTACTAATGAAGCACTTATGGTGCTAGAAAATGAACTCACTTTTTCAAGTGAAGTTGACCGTAACTATGACGACCAGTTTGCCGTTGTAGGTGCAAAAATTGGCGCAACAGTTAATGTCCGCAGACCTGGTCGCTTTATTGGGACAACAGGGCCTGCATTGAATGTTGAGGACTTAAACGAAACTTCAGTACCCGTAACTTTATCGACTCAGTTCCACGTTGATACCCAGTTTACGACTCAAGACTTAGCTTTGTCCTTAGATATGTTCTCTGACCGTATCCTAAAGCCAGCCGTAGCCGCTATTGCTAACAAAATCGACTTTGATGGCACGACAACTGCTGCTTTAAATACTGCTAACATTGTTGGCACAGCAGGTACGCCTCCAACTGGTTTATTAACCTATTTGCAAGCACAAGCGTTCCTTGATTCTGAAGGCGCACCTCGTGATGGTCGTAGAAGCTGTATCGTTGAGCCATTCACTTCAGCTACTATTGTTGACAGCTTAAAAGGCTTATTTGTTCCTACTGCTGAAATTTCGAGCCAGTATACAAAAGGCTTAATGGGCCGTGACTCTGGTGGTATGAACTGGAAACTTGACCAAAACATCGTTTCACAGACTTTTGGTAACTTTTCTGCCTCTACAGTTACTGCTTCAGTAGCAACTACAACTGCAACTGGTTTCTTAACTTCAGGTTGGGCTTCTACTAGCACCATTACTTTGACTGCCGCTAATACTGGCACAATCAACTTAAATGCTGGTGATACCTTTACGATTGCTGGTGTTTATGCAACTAATCCACAAAATCGTCAACCCTACGGCACAAACAAATTGCGTTCATTCGTAGTTAAATCTGCTGTTACCGTAGCTTCGGGTTCAAGCGTTTCTGTAACCGTATCTCCTGCTGTTATTTCAGGCGGTCAGTTCCAAAATGTATCGATTCCTAGTGCTAGCGCAACTGCGGCTGTAACATTCTTTGCAAGCCAATACAATGCAAGCGGCAATGGCGTTGTAAGCCCACAAAATATCGTTATGCACCGCAATGCTTTCACTTTAGCAATGGCTGATTTAGAGTTGCCAGAAGGAGTTCATTTTGCAGGTCGTGCAAGCGACAAGGAAATTGGTCTTTCAATGCGTGTAGTTCGTCAATACACCATTAACAATGACTCGATTCCTACTCGTGTTGATGTGCTTTATGGTTGGGCTCCTTTGTATCAAGAACTCGCTTGCCGTGTTGCGGCTTAATTAATTAATATATAAGGAAAATATCATGGCAAATCCAGGCCCATCAACTACTATATCGCAACACCCACAAGGTGTAACATCAAACCAAGCTATCCGCCTACTAGCGGTAAAGCAAGGTGTAAATGCAAACTTTGCAGGTGATACTGCTTTGCAAATTATCAATTCGAGCAATTTTTCTGTTTATCAAGTAATCGTTGTCAATGCTTCAATTAGCTTAACTACTGCCACTTTTGCTGTTTACACAGCAGCAGCCAAGCAAGGTACAGCTATTGTTGCAGCAGCAACAGCACTTTCTCCTAATACTGGCCCTACTGTTGTGAATCAATACACAGTTGCAGCCACAGGCACTCAAAGTGTTCAAAATCTTTATGTCAATATTGCAACTGCTCAAGGAGCAGCAGCTACATTTGATATTTATATTTATGGTTACGATTTTTCAGTATTGTCTTAATTTGATTTAGTTTTATAAAAAGCCATGCCCAAAAAGTGTGGCTTTTTTTCTTAATTAATCTATACTAAATTACCTTATTTAAAGGAAATAAAATGTCATCTACTACTCTAGCTCGTGGAAATGCTATTAGCACTTTTTTTATTGGGCCAAGCATTACTCCAACATCAGTAACAAATGCAACTACATCAAATCAAACATTTAATGTACCAGGCTTACAAACTACTGATATTATTGTTTCGCAAGGATATATTGCAAATCAAACTGCAGGAATATTTATTGTTGAATGTGATTGTCTAACTGCTGGTGTATTAACTATTCAATTTGGTAATTTCTCTGCTGCTCCTGCTACTCCTGCTGCAGGAATTTATGAGTTTCAAATTGCTAGACCAGAAAATTTACCATTACCTGTAACAGCAGTTTAAGGAGCTTAAAATGGCTTACGATTCAGCTTTTAGCCCTTTTGGGCCAACTTACCTAGTAAGCACTTCTGCTGTCCAAGTTAAAGCAACAAGCAATTTTTATCCTACTTCTTATAGAATTTACAACATAACAAGTGGAATTGTTCGCTTTGCTTGGGCTCCACAAGAGCCAGGTGATGCAACTGTTACTCCTGTGGCTACAACTCCTACTTCAACTGGAACGCTTTATGTGATGTCTATTCCTGCTAATACTGTGCAAGTATTTAGCGGAATTCCACCTAATGCTTGGTTTATTTCAAATACAGCTTCTAGCCTTGAAATTACTCCAGGTGAAGGAAAACTTTAATGGCAAGTCCTGCTAATTCTATTGTTCAAAACTTATTGCCTGTTCAGGCTTATTTCAATGTAGATAAAAGTTTTAATACATTTATAGGCCAAGGCATACCGTTTTATGCGACTACTAATCCTATTCAATCAGGGTTAACCATTACTAATAGCACCATAAATAGCACTACGATTGGGGCTTTAGTTCCATCTACGGCTGTATTTAGTAGTGGTCAAATAAATGCAACACCAGTAGGCTCAACAGACATAACTAATAAGTTATATGTTGATTCAGTAGCGGCAGGACTTAGTTGGAAAGCACCAGTAGCAGTAGCCACAACAGCAAATATTACGCTGTCAGGTTTACAAACTATTGATACTTATACAACGCTTGCAGGCGATAGAGTTTTGGTTAAAAACCAAACAAATGCGGCATTAAATGGTCTTTACATAGCATCTAGTGGTACATGGGCTTATGCACCAGACGGTAATACTTGGAATCAATATGTAGGCGCTATTACTTTTGTAGAGTATGGTTCACAAAAAAATGGCGCTTTTTATTGTTCTGCACAACCAGGCGGAACTCTAGGTACTACAGCATTAAATTGGGCAAGTTTTAGCGTATCAGCTACTTACACAGCAGGTACAGGGTTAACCCTAACTGGCTATGTATTTAGCATTACAAATACAGGTGTTTCAGCTAATACTTATGGTTCAGCAAGCGCTGTTCCTGTAATTGCAGTAAATGCTCAAGGGCAAATTACTTCAGCTACGACTACGACTATTGCTATTGCCAATACTCAAGTTTCGGGTCTAGGCACAATGTCTACCCAAAATGCTAATGGTGTTGCCATTACAGGTGGCACTATTGATGGAACTACAATAGGTGGCACAACAGCAGGCGCAGTAACAGCAACTACATTTACAGGCGCTGGTACAGGTCTAACAGGCACAGCTTCAAGTCTTTCTATTGGCGGTACGGCAGCAAAAGCAACAAATATTGCTGGAGGTGCGGCTGGCTCTGTGCCTTACCAATCAGGCGCTAATACAACAGTATTTTTAGCTGCTGGAACTAATGGTCAAGTATTAACTTTGGCATCGGGAGTTCCATCTTGGGCAACTCCTACAACAGGAACGGTTACTTCTGTTAGCGGTACAGGTACAGTAAATGGAATCACTTTAACTGGTACAGTTACTTCTAGCGGAAGTATTACATTAGGGGGCACATTAGGTAGCATTGCCAATAGCCAATTAACTAATAGCTCGATTACTTTTGGCGCAACTGCGGCGGCTTTGGGTACAACAGTAAGTGGCTTTAATGCGGTAACAATTGGTGCTACAACAGCATCAACAGGCGCATTTACTTATTTATCTACAAGTAGTTCAACAAACACTACACCAGTATTAAGTTTTAATGGCTCAAATACTAATTTTGCATTAGGCGCTTCAATTTCAGGTTCTTATTTGCAAGCAATTATGCAAAATAAGAGCGCAACTGCTGGAGCTTCTACCAATTATGTATTAAGTAACGATTCAGGCACAGATTCAAGCTATTACGGTGAATTTGGTATGAATTCATCAGTATTTAGCGCATCTACGCCTGCTGATTTTTTCTCAATTAATAACGGTGTTTACTTTTCAGGGCATGACGGTGATATAACGGTAGGTTCAGGCAATGGTTATAAGACCTATTTTGCTTGGGGAAGCACAGGCCAATCTGCCCATGTAATTAATGCTACTGGTGCTATTGGTCTAAATACTAATTTAGGTACAACTCCCGCAGGAAGTGGAACTACTAATTTTGGCACATCAGGCCAAGTTCTAACTTCGGCTGGTTCTGCGGCAACTCCTACTTGGACTACGATTGCTACAGGCTTAACAATTACTGATGACACTACAACTAATGCGGCTCGTTATTTAACGATTACAAGCGCTACAAGTGGCACAATTACTGCGGCTAATACTAGCTCTACAAAACTAAGTTATAACCCATCTACAGGACTTTTGAGCTTTATTTCGGCTACTATGGCTGGTACTTCTAGTGGATATGGATTTAAAACGCCTAATATTGCTGAACCTACGACTGTTTCGGCAACTGCGGCAACAGGCACAATTAACTATGATGTAACTACGCAATCAGTCCTTTATTACACAAGTAATGCTTCTGCAAACTGGACTGTTAACTTTAGAGGTTCAAGCGGAACTTCATTAAATACTTTGATGGCTGTTAATGACACCATAGCAGTAACATTTATGGTAACTCAAGGTTCTACAGCTTATTACAATAACGCTTACACAATTGATGGCACTACTGTAACTCCTAAATGGGCTGGTGGTACTGCTCCAACAAGCGGAAATGCTAGTGGTATTGATGTTTATAACTATGTTATTACTAAAACAGCATCTGCAACTTATACAGTATTAGCCTCACAAACTCAGTTTAAATAATGCCTAGATTATCCAAAATCGGGACTGCTTCACTAGCCGCCTTTGGTTGGACTACAGGCTCTAACACCATTTCCGCAAATTATCTTTCTATAGCTGGTGGCGGTGGAGGTGGTTCAGGCGGTGGTGGTGGCGCTGGTGGTTATTTAACAAATACAGCAATATTTTCTAAAGCTGTGTCTTATACAGTAACGGTAGGCGGTGGTGGTGCTGGAAGCCAAGGAAGCACTAATAACGGCACAAATTCGTCTATAGCTGGAACTGGCCTAACTACTATTACATCTGTAGGCGGTGGTGGTGGTGGTAGCACAAGCGGTGTTGGTGCGGCTGGCGGCTCAGGCGGTGGCGGTGGTGGTAACTATGGTGGTGCTTATGCTTCTGGTGGTGCGGCAACTTCAGGCCAAGGATATACTGGTGGAAATGGAAGTGGTGATGCTAATTCTTATGGTTCTGGCGCAGGCGGTGGCGCTAGTGGTGGAGGTGGAAGCGGTGATGGTAATGGCGGTGGTGCTGGTGGCAACGGACTTAGTTCATCAATAACTGGTACTGCTGTAACTCGTGCTGGTGGCGGTGGTGGAGGTACATATAGTGCTAATGGAAATAATGGTGGACCAGGTGGTTCTGGCGGTGGTGGTAATGGTACTGGTTATTTTGGCGGTGGAAATGGAACTATTAATACTGGTTCAGGCGGAGGCGGAGGC